TTTTGACCCGGCACCGGTCGTTTTATATCTTCTCATCGCATTTGACCATTTGTAGGAAAGGGGGTCTAGTTGCCTAGTCGCCCTGCCGCTCCCGACGGCATCCACGAAGAACTCCGTTCGCTCGCCTTCGCCGTCGACATGCTGATGCCGCTACCAGGCAATCCACGTCGAGGCGACATCGCGGCGGTGGCTCGCAGCTATGCGGCATTCGGCCAACGCAAGCCGATCGTCGCCCGGCGCCAGGGTGACTCTGGAATCGTCATCGCCGGCAACCACCAGCTCGAAGCGGCCAAGCAACTGGGTTGGAAGAACATCGCCGTGGTCTGGGTCGACGACGACGACATGACCGCTAGCGCCTTCGCCCTCGCCGACAACCGGACGGCCGACCTCGGGGACTACGACGACGACGCCCTGGCCGCAATGCTCGCCGGGATCGACGATGCCGCACTCCTCGAAGCCACCGGGTTCGACCAGGATGCCATTGCCAAGCTGATGGGCGCCGACCAAGACGCCCCGGACCAGTCGGCAGACCTGCAATCGAATTGGGCTGTCGTGGTGACCTGCCATGACGAGTCCGAACAGCTGGTGCTCCTGCGCCGGTTCACAGGGGAGGGTCTGGAGTGCCGCGCACTCACATCCTGAGACGCTCTGAGATCGTCAGGTCGCCTCGGGTCGTCCAGGTCGAGGGAATCTTCGATATCCCCGCTGCGAAGGCGTCAGAGCTCGCCTGGGACGTGGATCTGCCCTTTGACGAGCGCCCCTGGCTCATCGGGGCCATCGTCGGCCCGTCCGGCTCAGGCAAGTCCACCATCCTCGCTGAGATGTTCGCCTCCCCCGCGCCGCTCGAGTGGCCCTCTGACCGGGCCGTGGTTGACGCCTTCGATCCGGCGTTCGGGGCGCAAGAGGTCACCTCGGCACTCTCCGCCGTCGGGTTCTCCTCGCCGCCGTCATGGCTGCGGCCGTTCTCAGTCCTCTCCAACGGCGAGCAGTTCCGTGCCGAGCTTGCCCGGCGCCTGTTGGAGAGCGACGGCTCGATGGTCGTGGACGAGTTCACGTCCCTCGTCGATCGCCGGGTGGCCAAGGTGGCATCCGCCGCCGTTGCGAAGTACATCCGCCGTTCCGAGCGGCAACTCATCGTCGCCTCGTGTCACTCCGACATCCTCGACTGGTTACAGCCCGACTGGGTTTACGACTGCGGCCCAGGTCAGTTCACTTGGAGGTCCCTTCAACCCCGTCCCAAGATCCCGGTCACGATCGAACGATGCGACCCCGGCGAGTGGGAGACCTTCCGTCGCCATCACTATCTGACCGGGAAGCTGGTCAAGTCGGCCCATTGCTACCTGGCCAGGGTCGAGGGCGCCCCAGCGGGGTTCGCATCGGCCATCCCATTCCCCATAAACAACCACGGGCTGATCTGGCGGGAACATCGCACGGTGGTGCTGCCTGACTTCCAAGGTGTCGGCCTCGGCAACCGTCTCTCGGAGTATGTCGCCTCGCTGTACAAGGGCCACGGCTTCCGCTACCGGAGCGTCACGTCGAGCCCGTCCATGATCAAGCACCGGGCGCGGTCGCCCCTCTGGCTGATGGCCCGGAAGCCCTCGATGGTCCGACCCTCAGGCCAAGGCGCGGCGACTATCGCTCAATCGACCCATAGATACACGGCGAGTTTCGAGTATGTCGGCCCCAAGACCATCGGCCAGGACCGGGACCTGCTGTTGGCGGTGCCCACGAGGACCGATGGCCGGCGGATGCGCCCAAGAGGCCACAAGGTCAGGCGGTGACCCGTCGCGAGATCCGGGTGCGCCGAACCCACGCCCAGTCTCTCGGGCTGAGCGACCACAAGCCGAGCTGGCCTTTAGCGGGGCGCGGCCGGCACGGGCGGGGGTCGGCCAGTATCCAATGCCACTGATCGGCCCTGGCCCACGGGCTTTCACTGTCTCGCACACAGTCGACGAGCCGGACCGTTCCGATGATCGCTCCTCGGGGGAGGTCAGCGTCGGCTGGCTCGGTCGGATCGTCGGCGAGACCTGCGTGGATGACGAGGATGCCCCGGTACTTCGTCGGACGGCTGCGGTTCTCGACGTCCTTCGATCCATCCATGATCAGGCTGGCCCAAGGCTGGCGGATCGTGAGTGCCTTCATGTCTTCATTATAAGCCCGTCCCTTCTCGGTGTAAAGGGTGAATCCCCTGGTCATGGGCATAAAATCGGCACCAGATGACCTGACCCCGACCGCGCTGGCAGCCTGGAACGCCTTCTGGGCGTCGCCTCAGTCAGATGCCGTCGAGGACGTCCACCTCCCGGCGCTCTGCCGACTGTTCGGGCTGTACTCCGAGCTTGAAGAGGTCTGGGCACTCGCCCGCAAACATCGGCTCGTACAGGGCTCGAACGGGCAGCCGGTTCCCAACCCTCTCTACCGGGCCACCGACACGTTGCGAGCGGAGATCCGTGCTCTCGAAGATCGATTCGGCCTCAATCCACTCGCCCGAGCGCGTCTCGTCGCCTCCACGAAGGAGCCGGATAGCCCTGACGAGTTTGCCCTCCTCCTCGGATCGTTGTCCGCCACGGTGGGCGACGACGAGAACGCCCAGCCGGCAGACGCTCGGCCCGGAGGTAGCCAGAGCGGCTGATTCGATACATCAGCCGCTCATGCCCTGGCAACGGCTCGTGGCTGATATCGGGCTTGAGCTGTTCCCCGGCACGATGATCCCCGCATATCGCGAGGTCGTCATCACAGTTCCACGCCAGAACGGCAAGACCACGCTGATGCTCGCGTGGGAGATACAACGGGCGCTCGGGTGGTCAGTCTCGCAGCGGATCGCCTACACGGCTCAGACGGGCAAGGACGCCCGTGAGAAGCTGATCAATGACCAGGCCCCCCTGATCGATCCGGCCATGCCCCCACGCCTCCCTGTGAAGGCGGGCGTGAAGCGGGTCAGCCGCGGAGTGGGCAACGAATCGGTCCTCTTCAAGACCGGCTCCCGCATCATCCTGCTCAACTCAGGAGACGATTCCGGCCACGGCAAGACCCTGGATCTGGGCGTCATCGACGAGAGCTTCGCCGACGAGGACGACCGACGTGAGCAGGCCATGTTGCCGGCGATGCTGACCCGGCCGAGTGCCCAGATCCTCAACATCTCAACCGCCGGCACAGAGAAGTCGGCGTTCCTGAAGCGCAAGGTCGACACCGGGCGCGCCGCAGTCGACGCAGGCGTGACGTCGGGGATGGCTTATTTCGAGTGGTCCGCCGGCGAGGACGCCGACATCGATGATGAGGCGACCTGGTGGTCGTGCATGCCCGCCCTCGGGTACACCCAGACGATCGAGGCGGTCCGCCATGCTCGCCTAACCATGCCGGAGGGCGACTTCCGCCGTGCTTGCCTCAACCAGTGGACGATCTCGGAGGAGCGTGTGATCCCAGCCGCGGTGTGGAACGCCGTGTGTTCCGAATCCTTGGCGCCCGACAGGGGACTCGTCATCGGCCTCGACGTGAACCCTGAGCGTTCGGCCGCCGCCATAGCGATCGCCGACAACGAGGGCCGCTGCGAGCTGGTCAAGTTCGCCGAGGGCGTCGGCTGGGTCGTCGCCAAGGCGTCCGAGCTGGCCAAGAAGTGGGAAGCGCCCGTCGCCTTCGACACCTACGGCGGTGCGGCCTCGCTCATCCCTGAGATCGAGGCGAAGGGCGTGGTCTGCCATGGCTACTCGAGCCGGGAGATGGCGGCCGCGTGCGGCAACACCTTCGACGCGATCGCCGACCGCAAGATCCAGATTCGCCGCAACCCCGATCTCGACATAGCCGCAGCCGGAGTGCGCAAGCGCTCGGTCGGCGACACCTGGATCTGGGGGCGCAACTCCGACAAGGACGTCTCGCCCCTCATGGCGCTGACGCTCGCCTACGACAAAGCGATCACCTCGGGCCGCACGTCGGACTTGTGGTTCGCCACCGACTGAAGGACAACCGCCCAATGGTCCTCCCTGTTCCGGCCACCGAACCGTTCCCCCACCTGTGCTCGACGACTTCTGGCTCCAAAGCCAACTCGAC